TATCTACCTCTTCTTTTGTTGGCTCTTCTTTTGGCTGTGTATTAGTTGGTTCAGCGTTGCCTGTCATATAACTTGCAGGGCGCTCAGAGGGCTGTACATAGGTCATTGCACGTGCAGAATCGCTTAATCCCTTTGTGGTTGGGTCAACAGTCACGCCGATAGCACCAAGGACAGCCACAACCACAGTACCAATGAGGTAAGGGTTGCTGATGAACTTCACAAATACATCAGCCAAGCTGCCCCACGTAGTGAGGTCTGAGTAAGCCAGTCCAAGGTATGCTAGGATTGGACTCATGACAATTCCAGCCATTCCCAGCCACCATGCGGGATTATGAAGTCTTACTTTCCAGTTAATCATTTCTGCTCCTTTACTTCTCAAGCTTTGTGATGCGTGAGTCTAGGTTTTTTACATCGGTCTTGACCTCTGCGAGGTCTGTTGCTGCTTTTTTTGACACTTCGTCCGCCCTTCGCGCGACAATGCCAACCACAGAAAGCTCAGCAGTATGCTGTGTGAGTGTGGCAGTCAAGTCAGAGAGAGATTGCTGGTACTTGCCCAGTTGCTCGTTCATGACCTGTTGGCGTGTCTCTAAGCGTGTGAGCGTGTTGGTGATGGTGCTCTTCCAAGCGTCTTCTTTTTCTTTGTCCTCTCTACTGGCGCGCTGCCAATTCGAGATAGCTACAAGACCGCCCAGGAATGCTCCAACGATGGAGATAAAAAAGGAAACCATTTCAGCTGTGATGTTCATGATCTCACCTCCTAGTGCCTTACCGTGTATGTGAGAGAACCTTCACGCCAGGCGTCGGAAACAGTGCCGCCCATGTCTTGCAGGTAGATGTTTCCATCTGGACGGGCGGAAATGGCCGTAATCACGTCAGCATGACCAGGGCAGAAACCTGAGCTATACACAATAGATTCTGTACTGTCAGAGACTGAACCGTACTTTTCATGATCTACTAGAGGAGGTCTTGAGTTTTCTGGAAGCGTAAATGGGCAACGGACAGCGTCGTAAGAAATATTGTTAGCCAACCAACCTCGAACCTTGATAGTTACAGAATCGCCTGTGCGGTAAATGTGCCAGAAGTTGTTGTAGCTGCCTTGTGGTTGCAGGTAGATTACGTCAAAGTCAGTGTCAGACTGCTTTTTGTCATCTCCTAGAACGTTGATAGTAGGCAGTAAAGATACGGGCTCACCAACGGTAATGCCATTGATTGGCAAGCGATAAAGGGGCATGCAAGCTGTAGTAGATCCTGAGAGAATGTCACCCTTAACGTAGGTCGGGTCTGTTGGATTACCTTGGTTGGTTGGAGTGCCCTGAATAACCTCACAGGTGAATTTCTCTACACCGCCAACCTGCTTAGAGTACTTAAGCACGACTAAGTCATTGCGCTTGTAACCAGCACGACCATTAGCAACGTTAAGCTCAAAAGGCTCCTCATTAGTCACCATGCGAGCGTCAAAGAGCACGTCACCTGTGTCAATACGAACTCTATTAGCAGTCTGCATGGCAGCCTTGATTTGATTCTGTGTCTGCAAAATGCCACGAACTGAGCCAGCTACACCAGCAATCAACCTGCCAATCTGTGGGGCTGTAATGTGGTCCTTACCTTGGAATGAAATAACACCATCGAAAGCCATTTAACCCTCCTTTACCATGAATTGAGCGAACTCTTCATCACGCTTGCGTGCGAGCTCACGATACTTTGCAGCACAGTCAGGACAGAGAAGATAACTCTGCTGTACGCCGTCTGCTGATACTCTGCTTATGCTCTTCCATTGCGAGGTAGCAAAGTCACTTTCAAGTAGAAAGGCTTCTTTCTTGCACCTATCGCATTGGAAGCGTGCAAAGCCACTTGTTTTTGCCATTAAGCTGTCCTTTCCCATTTAAAGCAGCCAAGAGAAGGTAGTTGTTGCCATCTACCTCCGTAGTTTGATTGGGGGTTAACAAATGAAGTCGTTTCAATCACAGAGCCAACAGGGAAAGATGGTGTGACTGCACCGCCTTGAGTTGCTCCCTGGACGTTGATAGTCACATCAGTAGATCCATCAAATGAAGCTGTACCACTCACAGAGCCAACTAGCTTGATGGTGCGTGGCTGTGAGAGCTTCTTTGCAGCGTTAGCATCACCGCCTGGAGTAGATGCGCCAGCGTATGGATGCGTGTGGTTTGCGGGAGCTGCACCGACTTCTTGTGCTGTATATGTTGGCTTTGCGGGAAGCTTTACTGTGTGCGTCTGAGCGTCTGTGACGTGTCCTAAAGCGTCAACATTGACCGTTGCTCCCAATTGGACTGTGTCACCCCAAGAAGCGTTTACGTTGCTCTCAGAGCCGTATGTGCCATCGGTCACACTAGAAGGCTCATGCGTAAGTGCGACTGTGCCACCTGTGCGCTGAGCCTTGAGTGGTGTTGTTGCTGTGACTTCTGCCACTTTAGAGTCAACCTGTAGTGTTGCTCTGCCAATTTCACTGGCTGAGTCTGTAGCTACCTTGCGGGCTTCATTTACCTTGTTCTCAAGGCTCTTGAAGTCTGCTCTTGATACTTCTGCAGAGATGGTGCGTCCAGCAATAGAGATACCAGTACCGGCTGTGTATGAGCTTGATACTGCGCCTGAGCCTGTAGAAGAGCCACGCTCAGCGGTACCGGATGAAGAAGTGTTGCTAGCAGTGCCGCCAACCTTGTAGCTAATGCTTACTTCAGTATCAGTGACAATAATGACTTTGGTACCAACGGTTGCTGTAACGTGCAGACCAGTCACAGGATCTATGCCGGGGACAATGTCTCCAATGCCGAACTCTTCATCATCATCCAGTGTGACGTTAATTGAGTCAGCAGCTTGATACTCTTTGAGCTTCTTAGGACCGTCTTTCTCAAGCTCTTCACGGCTTGCATTGGTGTAGTTGTAGGTGGTTGTACGCTCGTCAATGCCAAAGAGTGTCTGTGTAGTGGAGATGTTTCCTCGCTCGTCTGCGTAGAAGTGCAGCACAATACGGTTCTTAAGCTCACCAGAGCCAAGGCAAATAAGATGGTTGTAAGGTCTTACAACTCTCTTAATAGTTACGTCAGAATGTTCTGCGTCTGCGCCGTCAGTCCAGTCTGTAATTGGCTTTACCGAGAGCACAATCATTCGCTCAATGGAGTCATACTCAATATTAAGACGCGCTGAAGAGTCAGCCAGCATCTTTCTGATGCCCGTCCAGGCATCACAGTACCTGTCGAAGGTGTACTTGACAGTAATGCCAGAAGTCTCTTCTGAGACTTTGAACTGGTTAGAAAGTCCGAGACGCTGAATAAGCTGTTTTAGAACTCCGTGAGCTTCTCCACGCACGCTGAGATAGTCTTCTCCGCTTGGTGGTTCAAGGACCTTATCTCTGATGATTCCTTGCCATGATCTACCAATGTACTTAATTGTGTTGTTGCCTGAGTTTGACTCCAGTGCGTCAACTACACCGCCCCACTCAGTGCCTTCAACATAGACGTATGCGCCATCATCAAGACGCTGCTCAGAGTCAACATCGAGCGTAAGCTCAAAGTCGTTGCCTGTGTCTCCATATTCCAGGTCAAGGCGTGCTCCTTTGAGCACGCCAATATCGAGATGTGTTGCGTCTGTGTAACTAATGTCTGACATTACGCACTCACCTCACTAGATACGCTCTGAGTACTTACTGCCCTTGGTGTGCGAGTCTCACCCTGTGGCTGCTCTTTCTCATATGGAGGTGTAGACCGCGTCTCATAGAGTGTGAGGTCAAAGTCAAACGTGTTATCCCATGTAATGTCATCGGTACCCGGTTTGATTGGCTCGAAAAGATACGAGCCGGAGCCGTGAGCTCCGCGCTCTCGGAACTTGTAGACGTTCTCACGGGTACCGTTATCCTGCACTACAACAGCGGTCTTACTCTGAGAATCAACCTCAAGATATGCACCAGCTGCAATAGTGGTGTTGACCTTGTGCAGGTTCTCACCAATTCTGATGTATGGATTAGTTGCAGGACCATAGACACGCCACAGCCACGGAGAAGCACTCTTAGAAGGGTTAGTAAACGACTTAGCGGGCTTACCCTGGACAAGGTCAAAGGTGAAGTCTCTTGGGAAGTCAGGCTTAATGCCTGCAACAGCACCGGCGGTCTCATGCTCAAAGTAGAGCGTTGTTGCCTTAAACCATGTAGGGTCTTCGACAAGAAGCGTTAAAACGAACTCTGCGAACTTGTCAGAGAGCCAGTAGTTTGTTGGAGCTCCGCCAATAATGTAACAACGGATACCCCATGAGCCTACTGTGAGCGTTCCTGGGGTGCGGTTTAAGATGTCCTTCTCGCCAAGCTCAATAATCTTATTGCGGAGCTCTAAACCCTCTTCATCACTTCCCGCTGCAATGCCAACAGGGAACTTGATTGTTTTGGGCTTATGATCGCGTCGTCTGAATGACGTAATTCTGCTGGAGTTCTTGCCTGACGTGTAAGCCCACATCCAGTCTCTGAGTTCGTGTTCCATGTAGTGGAGGGACTTGTCAGCCCCTCCAAACTCCATATACTTACTGCCATCAGAGGTTGTGTATCTAATGTCTGTGCGCATTATGCGCTCACCTCTCTTACCATGCGACCAAATTCACGGTTATTTACGTCGACCCTTACAGGCTTGCCATATGCGTCCTCAATGCGCTTGGTCATGACGTCCATCTGTGCTGAGAGATCAGCAATGGCTTGGTTGGTATCTGCATAGATGCCATTAGCCACAAGAGACGCTGTCATGTCCATCTGTTTGTTAATGGGAACATTGAGTGCATAGCCGTCTACGCCACTCTGAGCAGCTTCTGCAAGGTCTTGTGCTGCCTTGTAAACATCTCGCTTACCGCCCGCAATACCAACAACGAAGCCGTCAACTGTGTAGCCACCAAGACCAGCCATGACGCGTGATGGTGAGTGAATGCCAAGAAGCGCTTTAACTGCGCCGACAACGCCGTTAAAGACTCCACAGACTTGGTCTACTACCCAGCCAGCAAGACCAGATACGCCATTTACAAAGCCTTGGATGAATGCACGTCCTGCGCTGCCAAGGTCAAAGCTTGTGATGGCGTTTTTGGCTTGGTTGAGCAGGTTCCCAACCGCTCCAAGCAAGCTGCCAATAATCTGAGGAACAGCTGTGACAATGGCTGTAAAGAGCGTTACTGCTGCACCAAGTAGCATTCCAATAAACGTTGGAAGGTTAGAGACTACAGTGCCAATGAGGTTGCCAACGTTGCCAATGAGTCCTGGAAGAATGACAGGGATGGCGTTCACGATTGCCACAAAGAGGTCCACTGCAGCTTGAAGGAGTGTCCCAACAAAGCCAGGAAGTCCTGAGATAAAGACATCGATAATCTGTGGCAGTGCTGCTGCTAGTGCTGGAATGATTGCCACAACGCCGTCAACAAGTCCCATAAATAGACCTTGTGCTGCTTCAAAGAGAGCCGGAGCGTTAGCAACAAAGCCGTCCACTAGACCTTGTAGGATCTGTGGAGCTGCTTCTGCAAGCTGTCCTGCAACTTCAGTGAGTGCTTGCAGGATAAAGGTAAACGCCTGCATTGCTCCTGCCATGAGAGAAGGCGCAGAAGCCACGAGAATGTCACAGATTGCACCAGCTGCAGCTCCAACTGCTTCAAGTAGTCCTGGAGCAATTTGCTGCCATGCTGCACCCATTTGTCCAAAGAGAACCTCGAATGCGTGTGCCAGCGTAGGACCTGCAGAAGCAAGACCAGATGCCACCTGTGGAAGAACTGAGCTGATTTGAGAAGCAAGCCCAGGAATAGTGTCAGCAATGCCAACAATATTGCTTGCAATGTTTGCAGCTGCCTGTGTGATGTCTCCACCCATAGCAACAAAGGCTGTACCGGCTACCGCTGCAGCGATTGAGAGCACGCCAAGCACCACAGTTGCGCTACCAAAGCCGGAAGCGAGATTTGCAACCACGCCCATAGCTGGCTGCACTGCCCCTAGAAGCTTAGGTCCTAAGCCTGTAAGTGCAGGTCCTAGAACGCCCGCGATAGCATTGCCAACGCCACCAAGCTTGGCAGCAATAGGAGCAGCGAATGCAGAGACTGCACTGCCAGCTTTAGAGAGAGCGGAAGTGACAGGGCTCATGAACTGAGCTACGTTACCGCCAACAGTTGCCAGTATGCCCTGCGCGTTTCTCGCAATGGATGTGAGATGTAGTGTTGCGCTTGCTGCCATGCTCTTAAATGTAGACTGCGCAGCAGAAACAATGGATACAAGCTTGTTCTTAATGGGGCTATTGAGACCGCTGAAAGCTTTCACAAGCTTGTCTCTGAATTCCCACGCATAAAGAATTGCAGTCTCAAGCCTGTCCTGGACGGTTGCAGCGATTGCGCCAAAGAAAGACTTAAAGCCAGTGCTTAGTCCTGCAACGGTAGAAAGCGTGCCAGGGACCATTCCCTTGATAACGGATAGACCGCTTGCAACAACGTTAGAAGCCTTCGAGAACGCTCCAAGCATCTTGCCAGCGGTCTCCATAGACTTGCCAATGACGAGAAGTGCAGGACCAGTGCCAGCAAGCATACCAATAGACTTTGCAATAGTCTGAATGTCTGAAGCTGACATCTGATTGATTGCGTTAGCTGCATTGGTTGCCATGGAAGCGAGAGATTCCATACCACGCTCAAAGAGTGGCATAAGCGATTCAACAAGCTTCTGAATTGGGTCTGCCAGCTTGGAGAGCGCGTCTGTCATCTTCTTATAGCTATCAGTCTGGTACATCTTCATGATGGTTGCGGTTGCTGCATCAGCGAGGTTTGAGAGCACGCCAGTAAGTGTCCTGGACTGTTTAATCATGAGCCCGCCAAAGTCACCCTGCATACCAGCTCTGATTGCTGCAATGGCAACATCAGCACTGACTGCCTTCTTAGTAACCATCTCCATTGCACCAGCAACGTCTGTATGCAGTGCCTTTGCGAGGTACTCCCAAGCAGGAATGCCAACCTCAGTAAGCTGCATCATTTCCTGTGAAGCTGCAGCACCTTTGCCGTGCATCTGACCAAGTGCGCGAGTAATAGCATCAATGCCTTGCTGACCAGCACCAAGGGCTGCGGTCGCGTTACCAACGTCTGTAAGCATGGGGATGACATCATCAGCTGCAAAGCCATAAGCGAGCATCTGCTGAGTTGCCTTGTTAAGTCCTGCCATCTCAAACGGCGTAGTCTTAGCAAACTCAACTAGATCAGCAATCATCTTCTTGGCACGCTCAGGACCAAGCATGGTATTAAAGGCAATGTCTACCTGTTCAGCATTTGCTGCGGTCTGACTTGCCCACCTGGCAGCTTTAACACCTGCAATAGCAAGAGGAGCGGTAATTGCAGCGGTAAGCACGGTGCCCGCTTTTGAGAAGCCACTGCCAAGGCTTGAGATTGCCTTAGAAGTCGTATCTGTGAGCTTGGAAACCTCGCTGGCGAACTTGGAAGAGTCACCTAAAATCTCAATGACTACTTTTCCATCTGCCAAATTGACCTCCTAGAAGTTAGAAGTTACGGAGTGCCATCTCCCGTAATTCATCTTCTGTTGGAGGTAACGCCCAAGCTTGAGCACGCCTAGCATGAGCACGCTCTTCTTCCTTTGTGGTATCGCCTTCAAGCGGGCTTCTTGCAGCCACCGCTTGTCCCGTGAGCGTGTCTGGAGTGGCAAGTAGTGCCAGATATAAGTTGATGAAGGTGTACCAGTGAAGTTGCGTTGATTTGCTGGTGAGGTCTATTGAGTAGACGCGCATGAAGTCAGCGGTCACAATGCCAGCGTCATAGTGCCAATCAAAGTTCTTCTTCCTGTAATACTGAATGCGCTTGTATTGCTCACCGTAAGAGATAGTGTCAAATGCCCCTGCAGCCCACTCAGACGCTGCCTGAAGAGCTTCTACTGGGTACTTCGACACTTGGTCTGGAAGTACGCCTTTTTTAGCGTAGAAAAGGTTTAGTGTCCTTGCATTAGCAACAGCACTGTTCTCTGTATCCATTGTCATGTAGATGAGCGAGGTTCTAAAGCCACTCTTAATGGGTACAGATACTCCCGCCACATCGACTGTGACGGGAGCACCCTTGATAACCGAGTCTAAAAACATGGATTACTCGTCCATGCTGGAGTTCTCTTGCGTGATAAGCTCAGAGACCTTAGACACAGCGTCGCTTGCTGAATAGACCTCCGTCAGAATCGAGATAATCTTCATCAAGCGGTAGATGTTGAGTCGGTTTGCCTTACCAATAAGCTCCTCTGCAGCTTCCTCACCAAGCGCAAAAGCAACAACATTGTGAGCTTCATCTGCAAGGGTTGTGAGGTTGTCCATAACCTCATCATTTGTGAGCCCTGTAAAGGATGACAGACGTTTTGCCCAGGAGTTAGCTTCCACAACGAAGGTAATATTGCCTAGATCTACATCATAGGTCTTGCCTTCAATCTTCACCTTTGCCGTTGGTGCGCCATCAAGCTTGTAATTCTTCAGTGCCATAAGTGTTCCTCTCTATGGGTTTACCTTGGCTCATATCTTGTGCCACAGGTAACGCCAAATAAAAAAGCACCCAGCATATATGCCAGGTGCTTCCCCAGAGAGGAGAGGAATGGGGACTATGTCTATGCAGCCTTAGTAAAAGCTGCAGTGTCATAGTTAAAGGTGCCATACTCGTACTCATCGGTGATTGCGACCTTAAAGGCAATCTTAATTGGTGCAATGTCCGAGCCGGAGAATGGCGAGACATTCAGTGTTGCCTTTGCGTGCTTAGCAACGAGTGCGGTCTTCTCGCAAGCCTTACCTGCCTTAAAGTCATATCCACAAGTGCGGACATACTCAACAGGCACGTCTAGAACATCCTCATAGCTTGCAAGAATCTTCTGGATACCACCAGGACCCATAGCATCAACCTCAAAACTGAAGGTGTCAGTCTTGCCCAGGTTGTACTTAGGCTGGGTCTTACGGTCGATATAGGTTGGCTCATAAGACTTAGCCTCACGCTCTGGGTCTGCCTTAGTGGTCTCAGTTACACGGATGAAGTTCGTCTGTCCTGGGAACTTAATCCAGTGCTGAATCTCATAGATAGAGACAGGTGTGCGCTGTGTCTCTGTTGGCTGTACGACAGCTGTTGATTCTGGCATAGTACTTCCTTTCTTTAAGGGTTAAACCCTGTACTTGATTTGGGCGATAAGCTGGTAGGTTGCGACTCCATCCTCGCCAACACTGAAGGGAGATGGCAGTGTGGTGACATCATGGGCATATACAACAACGCCCTCTGGTGCACCACCGTCTTCAATGGCAGCTTGGACTTTACGCAGCATGGCAAGACCGTCAATACGCTCCTGCTCGTCTAATGGTCGTGTCTGCAGATATACCTCATAAGGGAACTGCTTAATACCGCCACCAGAGCAATAATGAAGCACCCATGGCTCACCTGGTGCAGCCTTAAGCATTGCTTGTGCAGCTCCAGTACCATTAGGGAACTGACCATATTCAACAGGAATACCTGTGAGAATGTCTTTTAGCCAGTCAGTAACGCTTTGAGCGATGTCTACCATGCCCCTCCAACTTTCTCTCCAAGAACTTTTGCGAACATTTGCTGCCATGCATTACCTCTAACACCTGCGCAACGGTCATACCAGTGGTCACAAGCATTAGGAGCGTGCAAGGCATTTTGAAGCGTGTTGTGGTTGTGCGTTGAGTAGTACTGAATACGGGCATAAGCTGCTGCGTCTCCTGCTCCCCATTCAACATAAGCAGCACTGCCAGTCTGGCGAGTGGTGCCAGAGCCTTGTAGGGCTCCTGAGTCATAAGGGACATAAGTCTTACAGTCAGCTAGAACGTTTTCAGCAACGATGCCAAGGGCAGCTTCTACAGCGTTTGACACCTTGTCTTTGCAACGTTCAACATCAACGTCAACCACACGCATTCTCATCTGGCTTCTACCTCCACATGATGTGTCTCGTGGTGAGTGGAATAAGGGTTTACAGAGCGCACCATACGCGCTTCTGATGCTGGCTTCTCATCGGAGCTGATGCCACGAATAACGAAGTCACCAGCCTTGAGACCTGGGTCTCTGAAGAACCACACTTTAAGTACGTTGGCGTTTTGTGGTCCTACGGTTGAAGCAGTATTAGCGAGCTTCTCTTCAACGTGTACGCCTTGATAAATAGATCGCGTAAACACCTTATCCTGCTTGTGCCAGACGGTGACAGTATCCCAAGCAATCATTGGATACCCCTCCAAAGAAGACCTGTACCAACTAAGAAGGGATACACGCAGGAGAGGTCAGAGACGCTTGCTTGAGCGTCTGTGTAGGTGTAAGACACACTACCGACACTCTCGCTCTTAACCATTCCACGTGTGTCTTTGCCAGCCACTCTGTCACATAGAGCACAGAGGGCAAGAAGCCACTTCTCGCTGTACTTCTCAGGGACCTCTTCACCAGTCATCGAGACAAGCAGTGCTTGAGCCTTGACGAGGGGAGCATCCAGCTCACCCTCGCCAAGAGAGCCTTTATACGTGTTGCGGTAGAAGTCGTATGTAAGGCTTGGGGTTGCCATTAAGCAGCCTTAGGCTTCAAGACACCAGCAGCCTTAGTTGCCTTCAGGGCAACGCCACAGACGAACTCAACATCAACGTTCTTGACAGCACCTGGAGTGGTCCAGTCAGGAAGCGCGACGGTGAATGCGTTGTCACCCTTGAGTGTGATACCGTGGAAGCCGTCCATGCCAAGGCAAGCAGCATAGATAGAGCCGTCGGTGATAGAGCCGTCACGGACCTCATGAATGGCGATGTCGTTGTAAGCCTTAACAACGTTGCCAGCGGTCTCCTTGGACTCAGTGCCAAGACCAACAACACGAAGCAGTGCGTTCAGCTTGGTGTACTGAGCTGCGCTCATCATGAGTACGTCAGGGGTACGCATGAGGTTGGAAAGCATGGTGTCAAGCTCCTCAAGGTAAGCAAGAGCAGCTTCCTTAGTGGTGACCTTGATATCAGTCTTAGAGGTCATCTCAGTAGAGGTGGTCTTCAGAGCAGCTGCAAGACCGTCAAAGCCATTTGCGTCCTTGGTAGGAGCAAAGATGCTGGCGTTGAACTTGCGAGAGACTGCGTCCTTAGCCTGCTCCAGATACATCTCATAGAGGTCATCTGCAGCAGCTTTAGCAACACGATCCATCTGGAATGTAGAGCCAAGAATACCAAGGGTGGTAGTCTTCTTCTCAACAGTTGGCTCAGAGACAGCTGGCTCAGCACCAAGTGCACGGAATGCAGCAGAAGATGGAGTCTTAACGCGCTTATAGCCATAGACCAAGTCAGAGGTGCCAGAAGCGTTCATGCAGTCATCAAAGGTTAGAGCTCCAAGCAGATAGTTGTCAGTGACAAGCTCATTGATGAAGCCCTGTGTGAGCTTATCGCCAGAATTGGTTGCAAGAGTAGTGAGGTTAATCATTATTTTCCAAGTCCTTCCTTAATGTTGCGAGCAATGCCAGAAGAGCTGCCAGCGGGCTTGCCGGTAGTGTTTACGCTCTTTGGCTCAGACTGGAAGAGGTATGGCTTAGCTTCTTTAAGTTTGGCAACGTCACCCTCTAGAGCAGCAAGAGCAGCTCTACCAAGCTCTAAGTCAATGCAGCCAGCAGAAGTAAGCTGTGCTTCTACTTCCGCTTTCTCCTTAGCTTCCTGTGAGTCTTTGAGCTGCTTCTCAATGGCAGAGATACGCTCATCAGAAGAAGCCATAGACTTCTTCGACTCTGCGAGCTCTGCTTCCAGCTCTTTAATGCGCTTCTCACGATTAGCCAAGTCACGCTCTAGCTTGTGAGTGTTGACGTTTGTGCTTGTGTCCTCGCTTGCAGCAGAGTCCTGGGAAGATGCTTCCTCTTCTGCTACTTGGTCCTGGGACTGGTTTTCCTGCGTAGAGTCCTGGGTGTCAGAGTCTTTCTTTTCCTCTGTGACCTCGTCTGGTGCAGGAGATCCATTACGATGCATAGACCAAATCCTTTCAGTCAATCGCAGGTCCTTTTCCTGCGCTGAAAGAATTGTCTGTGAGTGTTAACAGCTAAAAGAAAACCCCGCTTGTAGCGGGGTTAGGAGTTAAGCTGGTTGTTTTCCCGTAGGACCGTCAAAAGTGAAATAGTCTGGATACCGTTTATATAGACCTTCAACTCTAATAAGGGCGAGAAGCTCATCTGGTGGGAGGGAAAGGTACGCTTTAATAAAAGCTTCTTTGGTGTCTGGAATATTCCATAACAAGTCATTTAAGCGATTTCCCGCACGATGGAGAGTCTCGCGATTTACCCCAAGCCTCTTATACTTTGCTTCAAAATCTAGTACCATTCCAACACCTCCCCAGCTACAATATCCGCAATCTCGTTCTTTCCTTCACCATGCAAGGTAACGTAGCGGATACTTTCTGCGACAAGTTCTGATATAGCATCTTTCCCCAAGTAATTATACTCTTCCATGTACTCTGAAATAGAGTTCAATACAAGCATTTCTTTTTTTCCAAAAACAAGTAATCCCTTGTGCTCATCATATTTAACATTAATGCCAGCTTTGGTAAACGCTTTCTGAAGAGCGGTGACAGATTTACTCCTTGGCAATTCATCTGCTTGTCCAGTAATGAATGCGTATTCACGCTCAGACTGCTTATTCCATTCGTCCATTGTGGTATAATGCCATTCAGCGATATGAGCGACCTCGTGAAAAATAACTTGGATACGTTGGTCCCTATCTCTTTGGGATAATTTCTCCAAATCAAAATCAATCGTAATATTATTGCCTTTGTGTCTGATTACACGCGCTATTTCATCCTGCAGTTTTTCTGAACGAATTACATAATTTGCAAGTAAGTAATCTTTGTCCATAAAGCTTACGGCGCACTCAATACCAGTTGCAATATCAACTTTTATATCTTTTGGGATATCAAATTCATTGAAATAAATAGTTGCATCTTTGACTCGTTTTGCGAAAAGGTCTACTAAATTAGCATCTTTAGCTGAATATGCGTTAACGGCAGATTTTTGCCACGAGAATCTACCACCAAGATACATTCCAGAATCAAGCACGTTGTTTGCTTTGGTGATGGTCTTCAACGCTCTAGGCTGCTTGCTCACTGCCCAAGCACGCTCTCGCTCATAGTCACGGCGCAGATGATTGTCATGCGTGAATTGGCGCAGCTTGTCTTGTAGCTCACCAAGCCTAATGCGCTGCTTTACTGCATCTGCTCTCACCTCTTGAAGGTAAGAGATCTCTCTTTTCTGGCTTCTAATGAGACGCTCATATCTACGCTGCTTTTGCGTTGCTGCATAGTACTCGTCACTAGTCATACCTGTGATGCGCTCTTGCTCTGAGTAGTCCATATCTGGAAGCTGTGAGTATCCAGGAACATAAGGGGTCATGTAGTGGTAGCAGTTAGCTCCACAGAGACCTGTAACGGTGCCATAGCCTGTAGCATCGACAAGAGAGGGATACTCGGTACTTCTACCGCTCCTGGAATACACCTGACCTTGCCACTCTGCATGGCTTGGACGTGCTCCAAAGTGAGCGTCAACAAAGACTAAATCCCACTCCCACTCATCCATACGCTGCATGAGAAGGCGGTTTCTTGCTTGGTTAGCCTGGGAAACAATATGGCGTCTGAGAGCTGCGTCAATGGTTGTCTTAGTGCCACTGATGTAGTCAATGGTCTCTAGTCCTGAGTTGGCAAGTCGTGTAACACCACGCTCCATGACTGCTCGTGTTGGCTCTCCTGCTTGGTGGCGTGCGATTGCTTCAGCGGTCACGTCATACCAGAGTGCTGCTTGGTCTTTAGCAAGAGCAATGTTTTGACGCTCAAGGACCTCATTCATACCCTGCGCTGTCTGAGCAGCGATAATAGTTGCTAGATTGGTCATATGACGGCGTGAGCCCATTGCTCGCACAAACTGCCCAACAAGCGCGTCATCAGTCTTTTTAAGCGCAGTCTTTAGGACCTCGCGTGTCTGCTTGTCGATTGCTGGGCGGTACTTGTAGTAGATTGCTAGAGCTTCCTCACGTGAGAGCCTAGAGAGACGCTCAAAGTCTGCAATCTCTCGACCTCTGATAACTGCGCCATTGGTGCGTACTACCTCATCAAGCAGGTTCAAAAAGAAGTAGGAGAGTTCCTGCACATAAGCAGACTGTGCGCCCCCTACGAGACGCACAGCGATTTCTTCAGTCGGTTTCATGCCTATTCACCAAGGTCTGCGTCAAGTGCGACACCGCCAGTCTCGCCAGTAAATGCCCTTGCGTCTTCCTCACTCATGCCTTGATACTTGACGAGGTACTTCCACTTTGGGCAGAGACCACGTGCAATGTCATCTTTCATCATGTCGCGGTCTGCCTTATCGTCTGAAATAACCGAGTCATCCCACAGAATGTCAACGGGCACAGGCTCATCTACTCTGTAGCCATTCATGGCACACTCAGCAGCAAACGCGCCCTGGACAAGATCTCTCACCGAGTTTTCAATAGAGTGCTCATGCTTTCTGATGGTTCTAATAAGCGTTGCATTAGTGCTTACAACCTCTGTTGCCGTCTTGAGTCCTTGTCCCAGCGTGAATGACCAGTATCCAGCACCAAAGCCAGTTCTAAAGCCTAGAACAGCAAGAGCATTGTTGAACGCAGTAACCATGTCATCAATGTGCGTATCAGGATTGTAGACCGTCATAGGAGACTCTGCACTAATACCAGTAGAGATTGGCGCGAACATAATCTGGTCCATGGTGTTGACAAACTTTGCATTACCTTTGCTATCACGCACAATGGCTTGCTCGTCTACAACCATCTTTGGCAGGGAGACTCTTACCTGCCAATACATCTGGTTAAATGCTTCGTCTACTAGTCTGCAAGAGTCGCAAATATCCTCGATGACAGATGCGCCTAGCGGTGTGAGCTCGTCATGAGCGTTGTACTTAGCTGGCTTAACAAGGGCATAGGTTGGCAGTGGCTGCTTGGTATCGACAAAGCCAGTAATACCTTCAACCTCAACAGGGTTAATGCGGTTCTGCGAGTTAAAGAGAAGTGTCTCTACCACGTGGGACTGCGTCTCTTGATTGAAGTATCTAAGCTGCAGCTGGTCATACATCTTGGAGTTAACGGTTACCTTGGAGATGAAGGCGCAGCCATCACCCAGAAGCGGGATAATCTGCCACGCCTTCATAGAATCAATGCTGGTTGAGACGTTGCCTTCATAACCGTGGAAGTTTGCGACCCATGCACCAACACCGAGCGCAAACACAGTGCTAATGAACTCTGCTTGCTCGTCTACAAAGTTAGGAATAGTACGCTCTAACCAGTCATTCACTGCATCTTCAGAGCTTGAAAGGATTGTGCCTTCGTTCATGATCAGACTTGGAATCTCACTTGCAACCATTGAAGCTGGACTAATAGAGAGCCTGTCATACGAGTCAGCACCATTGTTGATGATGTAAGGCTGCTTGTAGTATTCATTGTCATGAGTAAACCAGCCCCACCACAGTTGCTGGAACTTATCCATAGAGGTGTCAGGCGTAAACTTACGCTTCTTCAGGTATCTGAGTGCCCATTCTGGCTTTTGGATAGTAATCTTCGACAAGGTGAGACCCCTTCTCTTACGTCAAGCTTCTGTCATTGATAAGCGTCATACACGCATAACGCACAGCATCTATCGTGTGGTTATCAGCGTCTGGCAACTGCCCTGTGAGCTGGTTGTCCTTTGTCATTACATATGAGTAATTGCTGAACTCACGCGCTGCAGTTGTGCAACTTGAGTCGATGACAATCTTTGAGCGGTATTGCAGCCACTTAATCGAGTTATGGATGTTGTGCGCACCTGTCTTGAGCGCACCGCGGGCGTTAATGCCATTAGCTTTGAAGTCAGCAATACTCTTTGGCTCTGCTGAGTCGCACCACACCGTGGCATATGGCTCAGCGTCTTCAATAACGTCTTCACCGTCTTTGAGCGCGTTGCCCAGCTTCTCGCTTACAAGCTCAGCGGTGTCTTGGTTTGAAAGTCCACACTTTACGAACTCGTCCAGGATGTAGAGTGCGCGGGTCTTTGCGTCGTAGGCAATCTTTACCCATGCGAATGGATCTTGTGAGAAGCCCCAGTCAACGCCGTAATAGTGGTACTCAAGCTTTTTGCGCTCTGCATGCGTGATGTCTCTCACCTCAACACGGGTAAAGACCTCAGAGCCAAAGCCAACCTGCTCACCTAACCACTCATGGCGATATGCTTCCTCGTCAAGTTCTTTGAGTGCTTCAGCATCCTTGCGCACCTGCTCTGGTATCCACTCATGTGGCACATCCAAGTAGCTGGACTCAATGACGCGCTCCGGGTGTGTTGAGAGCATGGTAGAGACGTGCTCATTCACCCAAGCATCGCGAGAGCGTGGTGGGTTGTGGTCGAAGAAGCGGAAGTACACAGAGCCTTCCGGGGCGTCACGAGTGACAGACTGCATAACTGTTCTGAGTTCTCCCCAGCCATTGAACTGGTCTACCTCAGAGAACCACTGATAGGCGTAGTACGTTCCATTTGGTGCCTTAATTGCCTTGGTCTTCTGCGTATGGTCACCACCACGGAATGTAATGACTTGACCAGTTGCAGGGCGTGTGAGCTTGTACGGGCTCTTAGAAGGCTTCCACTCGTCACGGATGTTCAGCTTGTCAATCGCCCAAAGCATTTGCTCAAAGACACCGTCTCCAATATCCTTGCCAATCTTTGGCATGATGAAGGCGGAGCGGTCCTTGTGCTCCATGAGTCCTTGCATGATCTCTAGAGAGACAGTGGAGCTCTTCAAAGAAAAACGCCCTCCCCTTAGCCACCATTCACCTCCCGCATCTTGAGCAATAGCTCTATGCAAGGAGAGAAACGGTGGTGCTAAGAGGAGGGCGAAGTCTGCCACGAATGGCTTCTCTTCTTCTTCCACATCTTCTGGGATTGCGTCTAAGAGAGTCCTGCCAATGGAAGAGATGGCAGTGACTGCAGTCTGATTCACGCCTGAGTCAGCAATAGACTCCTGCGCCATTGCGAACGTCTTACCCATGCCGTTTAAGACTTGAGCGCGGGTGATGGTAACTTTCTTTGAAGCGCGTTCCTGGAGGTCTTGAAGCCTTTGTTTAACCTTTGTATCGTTCTCAAGCTTGCAAGCAGCAATATCAACACTTGCTTCTTTCCACTTTGAGCGGTGCGGATAAGCTTCCAGCATTGCCTGTCGCTGACTCTTGCCAGCAACTCTAGCGAGCACGTACTTCTCATGGCTTGCGTTTGTGAGTGGTTGCGTCTTCAATGCGTCTGACCTTTGCTTTTCGCTCCTTCTTCCTCTTCATCTTAAAGGCAAGCTGACGCTCCAAATTCTGCTTGCGCTCAAGCTCTTGTGTGTGCTTTCTCAAGTACTCACGCTCATCAAGCGCACACTCTTTGCAGAGTCCCCAACGCTTTGCATCCTCTGCATCAACCCACACAGGATGCTGTCCGCACTTCTGGCACAAAGGCACAATGCCCTCTGTGCGATACCTTCCATAGCGATGGCGCACCATAGTGATTGCTTGCACCGAATGCGTAGGAATAAGCTCGTGGAGTTCTTTGGCAGTCATGGAAGGGTTTCTCCAAAGCGTCTCAAGCTCTGACCAAGTCCAGGACTGGTATGTTCGTCTCCCTCTTTTCTTAAATGATGAAAGAGATGAAACATTTATTTCATCTTGTTTTCTACGCTTGCTCATTGAGCTTCTCCCTCTGTGTAAAGAGTCTGTACGCATGATTGCAAACCATCTGTGGCTCACGTTGGAGCTTCTTTGAGAGTGTCTCTAGAATTGCAACAATGAGTGCGTCTTCCTTTTCACTCCAAATTCTGTGAGAGCGTGTAAGACTTGTCTTGCTTTGAAGTCCTTTGCTCCTCGCAAACACTTTGATATCAGTGATTGAGCGGTTGGGCATAAGACGCTTGAAGCCTGACCATGTAGGTCCATGCTTCGGAACTTCTCGCTCAATGATTGCAATCTCCTTCTCTGTGAAGGGGGAGTGATCTAGTTCTTCATAGCTGCGTCTGAATCCATTCACTTAAGCTCACCTCTTTCATAAAGAAAGCGAGTCATTTCTACTCGCTTCCTAATTTCCTCTTTTTGTAGTTCTCGCTCCGATACGTTTGGAGCGTGTGCGTTTCGCTTAAATATCGCTTTATCGCTATCTGAGAGACACGCTAAGGCGCAAACTCTCTTATCGTCAATAACTCCAGCCAAAGCACACGTAGAAGCGCACTCAGAGCCTGTGAAGGGGCATAGAAGATATTTAACCTGTTTAGGCAATAGAAACACCTCCATTCTGAATAAATGTTGAATAAGCACCCTTTAATTTGGCGGGTACTAAAATGCCAGTTCTACCTGCTTTGTTCTTAACTGTGTGCAGTGCTACCTCTTTGAATTGAGGAGTATCAATCTCACCTTTTGTAAGAATGAGTGCTGCCCAGGACGCATAACCCACAACTCCAGAGCCACGGAACCAATCGAGCGATGGCTCGTCCTTAGCGTCTAACTTCTTAAGACTTGAGAGCACAAGGAAAGGTATTTGCGTATCGAAAGCAAGCATTTGAAGGTTTGTAGCAACTTGAGAGACTCGTGTGTATTCTTGCTTGTCGATGTCTGGAGTGCCTGTCTGGTACTGCTGAATATAGTCAATGATGACAAGGTCTGGCTTATCTCCATCTGCCATAACGGTGCGCACAATCTCTTCAATTCCTGTTGTAGTGCTCACGTTGTCAATGATTGCAAGATTGGGTGCGACCATATCGTCATAGAGAGCAGCGTCTGCAAGCACGGTGTTTGAGTGTCTTGCATTGAATGCATACGCAGACAGGTTTTGCAGCCCTTCTGGCAGCTGTAACTCGTTGCCTGGACCTTTAATGACCGTTGACCACTCAAAGGGAACAACCGTGAGCCCTTGACGCTTTAGCCCTTGATTCTTCATTGACCAGCAACTCATTGAGCGGGCTGTGATATTGCCCCACGTATCGTCCAAGGTGAAGTAGATAACGCGCTTGCCGTCTTGTGCCACTTCCGTTGCGATATGTACTGCAAGACTTGATTTACCCGCAGAAGCTACACCGCCAAGGATAGTGAGCCCTGGCATAAGTCCGCCTGAAAGTGCATCATCTGCGATTGTATGCGTCTTAAGTGGCTCTTTGGCAGCGAGATAACACTCAACACCCCAGCCATACTTTGGGCGGTTCAGCCGGCGCAAATATTCAAACGTCATTTGCGCTCACCTTTGCCCTCATTGTTTTCCCAGTAGCTTGCAATACGTTCTTCTGGTGTGAGGTCATCAATAACTGCGCGCATCATTAAATCAAAGTCAGGGTCAGTCTCATAGATGTAATCAAGCGTGCAATCCTTCTGCATGGCGGTCGCCGAGCGTTTAGCGAAGGCGTAGACCGCCATGACTGAAAACTTTTCTTCTCCGTATACGTAACAAGTAAGAGAGAGATTCTTTAAGGAATCTCTCTTACTATCTGTATTCTGATGTGTATCGGTTTTTGCTTGATTTTTGATACACCCCTGTATCGGTTTCCTATGGGTTTTTGATACACCCTGTATCGGTTTTTCGATACACCCCTCAGCAAACCACCAAAATGTTCTTAATGGCGTTTTGCCATCTGGCGTAGTGCCTACTGACACGATCAGTTCACGTTCTTCACAGTATTGAATGAATCGCTGCGCTGCTGGTACTGAACAATCACAAGCCTTAGCGATTGTGCGAACTCCAAGCCTAAAAGACGGAATATCTCCAATGTCTCTGATTTGCGAGTAACAGAAGAGGAGCATGGTTGCCCTTGCTCCTCTTGTCTTGTCACTGAAGTTTTCAATAATGCGTCCGAGATGGCACGCAGCTGTGGTGTCCAGCTTTGCCCATCCAGAGCCGTCTGTGTAATCAGCCACGTGCCACCTCCTCTCTTACCTCATGGCTCTTAGAATGGCAAATCCTCGTCGGCAAGCTCAATGGCAGGTGCAGGAGCGTCAATGACTGCATCAGCTGCATTGTCACGTGCATCTTTGACTTCATCAGTTTCGTAAGGCTCTGCAAACTTGGCATCAAAGTTGCCTTCTGCTGCATCTTTGCCAGGAATAAATGCATTGACATCAACGGCTGTTTTAACCTTGCCCTCACTGTTGACGTAAGAACGGTGACGAATGACAACGCCCAGAAGCTTTCCAACGAGCGTCTGCTCTGCTCCGTCTTTGTCCTCATAGACAAAAGCCTTGGCACCCTTGCCCTGGGCAGTGTTCTCAACTGCTTCTGTGAGAGCCTTGTAACGCTGCTTACCGAAGTCAGTTGTGCCAGTGAAGTAAATGCGGAATGAGTGCTTCCAGTCGTTGGAGGTGTCTGCAAGATCCTGTGCGAAAAGAAATGACTTAGTCTCGCCGTTCCAGATGTCATAGACGAACTCAAGGTATGGTTTTGTCTCGTCTGTGTGGTCCTTAACACGTACAATTTTTGCAACGTATCCGCCAGGCTCAAGCATGGAAGAGCCACCGTTGGATGCAACTACCTTGTCAAAATTACCGAATGCCTTCATGATTTTCTCCTTAGAAAATAGTGAATTAAATAAATAGGGAATTAAGCGAGTGGCTTCATATCCCAGTAAGCACGAATAGTGCTGTCAACCTCTTTGAGGTCATTGTCAATTACCAGTTCATCAAACATTCCCATTGGGGATTTGGCAGGCGTTGAGCCGTCTGTCTGTGTGATGAAGTGATAGCCTGTATCATCTCGCTCAGTGATGAGAACGATTGGAAACATACCTTCAATACAGAGTTGGTTGTCTAACATCTTGCCAATCGTCTTTGGCTTGAGCCTTCCTGCATCGTCATAGTCAGGATGCATAAAAAAGTAAACGATTGTGTCATCGTTTGTGTTGTTGGCAGCTTCCAAGAGTTGCTCAAAGTCAACTGCCATAGACGTGAACTTGTCATAACCTTTCTCATTAGCCTTGGCAAAGCTTTGGAATGCCATGAGGTAGTTCGCATCATCGACAACGTATGCTTTGAGCTTGTTAGCCTTCAAAGATTGTTTCATCTGAGAATACGTTGGATGGTCAACCTTGCTCATCTTTCCACGGAAGGGAAGGGGCTTTCCTGCTACGTTGAAAATGCCAATCTCGTTTGGCTTAAAGTTTCTGAGACTTGTTGATTTACCTGTGCCAGAATGTCCCAGCACAAGAACTGATACTCCCATAGATCTACTCCTTTTCTTAAAACTTGTATTCTTTCTCTGGGTGTCCTGCTTCGTGGTATTTGCCGTGCAAGCCATTGGCTCTGACGCACTCCATGAAGTTCTTCATGTTTGACTCGTAGACGCAGACATATTCGTGATAAAACTCGATGTATTCTGTGCCAGGAGCCGTTGTGTGCTTCATGGTTGGCTTGCGCTGATAGAAGTCCCATGCAGCCGTATAGACTGCATGGAATTGAGCAGGTGTGTAGGTGTAGAGTCCAAAGCAGACCGAGTCGAAGTCAATGCGCCAAATTCTTATGAGTCGCACATCTTCTGCGTTGGGCTCAGGTTGCTTATCTAGGCTTAGCTGCTTCATCTTGCTCAGCTTCTCTGTCGAGAATAAAGCCTATATTTGCTTCTTCTTTGGTTTGGTAGTAGCGAGAAGCATGATTGCAGTAAGGACACCTAAGACGCCAGCCATGCTCATCGTGCTCAAGGTCAAAGGCAGTGCTGCCCCAGCCTTCATTGAGACATCGAGGGCAAATCATTAGTACCACTCCATATACACGCCCTTAAAGCGTTTCCATTCAATGATTGCGATAACCGCGTCAGCCTTCCTTGAACAGTAATATCCAAGACAGACGCCTTCATTCTTTGCAACTTCCCTAAGTTGCTTCATCGTCATCTTCTCGAGACGCTCTCTGTCTTCTGCTTCTTTATGGTTCATTACTGCTCCTTTCTGACAAATCTGCTCGTGAGGACGAATGCAAGAGCGGTAGTTCCGATACCAGCTGCAACTGCAATGATTGCGTCATCGCCTGTTGCTGGCAAAGCTGCTTTCTTAACCTTCTTAGCCTTCTTCACTGGCTTTGCTGGCTCTTGCTGTGGCTCCGGCTTAGGCTCGGGGTCGCTATCCTGTGGAGTAGGCTGTGGCTGTGGTCCTGGAGTTGGCTCTGGAGTCGGTGTTGGCTCTGGAGTAGGTGGAGTCTCCGGCTCAGTTGGCTGCGGACGGTTATCACCGTTGCCGTTACCGCCAGAATCGGCTGCTACATAGGTCCACACACTAGAAGCTTGCTTCTCAGCTGAGTAGAGCGTGATGGAGTTCTTAATGCGTGGATTCTTAGTGGTGCGGTAGATAAGAAAGTACTGCTCACCGTTTGCCATGGCATTGTGAAGGTTTAGCGTGAAGGTAGAGCCATTGATGGTTGGCTCGTCAATCTGGACTGGCTGCCAGCCATAAGAGTCATCGATTGCGCCATACTCGTCCATGCGCACACGGTAGAGCTTGAAAGAGCCGGGTACATAAGAGCCAGCTTCGATTGAGTCTTCCAGGATGACATTGGTGAGGTTCATCTGGTTGACATTAAGGCGTACCTTCCACTCAATAGTGTCAGCATCTGTGTCAGCAACGCCCCACTTAGCAATGACCTCGCCTGTAAGGACGTTAGGACGCTCAGTGTGAACTGTGAAGCTTGCAACTTGACCAGTAGAGGTCTGAACGATGCGTAACTCTTCATGATCTAGTCCGTTGTCTTCTCCAATCCATGTTGCCAGCCAGATAGAACCCTTGATGTTGTCTTTGCCCTCAACGTAGTTGGTAAAGGTGACATGACATGTCTGAGTGAGCGGGTTAATCTCAGCAACTGCGCAGACTTCTCCGTCTGGCGTGTAGAGGTTGAAGCTCGTTGCTGCGTCATCTGGGAAGCGTAGGAAAGTTGGAAGCTCGATGTCGAATGAATCTCCGTTGTGGAGCTCCTGTCCTGTGGCATCCCAGTTAATGTTCATGTAGAACTTCGAGTGCAAGCCTACTGAGTTGACTGGCTGCTTCTCTAGGTTGGTAACTTGAAAGCTTGTGAGCTGGACTGGTACCGTCTGAGCCTGTGCGATGCCTGGAATAAAAACTAGGCACGCAAAGACGCAAACAGCCAGCCACTGAAGAAGTCTCTTCATGGTTAAACCTTTCTATTTGGTTGTGAAAAATGGGGAATTTATGCGCTCATAACAAAAGCAATACCAGCGATAATGCAGAAAATTAGAATAATTGTATCTTCAGCACCCATGTGATTCTCCTTTCTATTCAGTTTTGAAAATAGGGAATTAAATAAATACTGATTTATTGCAGAAGCTCGTGGCTTCCTGCAATCATTGCTGCGAGCGTCTCGAGTGTCATCGTGACGTATGTCTCGCCGAAGCTTTTCTCGCCTGTGCCTTTACGCTTGTGGACTACTAAGCCGAACTCAGCGTCAGCGTTTCCTCGCTCTATCTCGGCTTCCTTGAGCCATTTAGGCAGCTCCATGCGTGTGCAGTTCTTACACTCAACAACCACGGGAAGACCGCGAAAGAACACTCCCGCGATGTCTCCTCGGTCATGTATGCCGGCTGTTGTTCTGCGCTCAATGCCAGCCCCCAAGCGTGAGCTAAGGTACTCTGCCACTTGACGCTCAAAGGCTGTGCCTTTCTGTTTTTGCTTGCTCATTCTCGCACCACCCTTGCGCCACATACAGGGCAATAATTAAACAAACTTAGTATTTTTTTGTCCTCGCTCTTCCAACTACCACAATTAGAACAAACGTACACCGTTCTTTCGTCTTCAACGGTCTCTCTCATGTGACATGTAAGGTCGATAAGGTCGGCTAAACGGCTAAATACATCACTGTAAGAATTGCCCTCGCGTATTCCAGCAGATTCCAAAAGCTCAAAAAGCGTTGTATATGCTGCAGCCGTAAGATTGCTCGGAGCTTCTTTGTCTAACCTCTCGCCAGCTTCTCGCAAATTCTTCGCTATCTCTTCACGACTAATCATCGCTATCACCTAGACTCTCAAGCTGCTCAGCGATACGCCCTAATTCAACGTAAGGGCTAACGCCTATCGAAGTAGCTTCATCTTCTAAGACATGCTTAATACGCTGCGCAAGTGATTTAACTGTTACAGGGTTCTTATGTGTAAGTCTACTAGGCTGCGTTATTGTGTAATCATCGTCATTTCTAATAGCAACGCCAGCACCAATATCAAAAAACTTAATACATTCGACTTGATACTCTTCCCCGCTGTTATCATATATAACATCGTTGATATGGATAACCTTGCCGTCTTTATCTAGCGGTAGTTCAACCATGTTAGACGTGTCGCAAAGGTCGACAATGATGCGAGACATTGTAGCTAAATCGAAAGTATACGATGTATTATCAGGTCTATGTCTACCTGTTATCGCTTTGTAAAATGTCATGTCATCTAACT